TATTCCTGTTAACTGTTTTACAAAGTTGGGTTCAAATATCTTTTTAACATCTTCAAGTGTGAGGTTTCTTTCTATATATCCATCATTATAGGGGTAACCGTGGAAGTTACGAGGGCATAGTGGACAACGAGCATTACATAGGCTAGATATTTCTAAATGCAGATGCCTGACGTCTTTGATACTATACATCTAATATTACTTGGATTTTAAGTTGCCTAACATCTGTTTCAATTTGTTACTTTGTACTTCGCCTGTAACTTTAGGTTGCTCACCTTCTACATTTGCTACAGGCTGTTCGCCAACTGTTGTAGTTGTTTTAATTGATTTCATCAAGTCACTTGGTGCTTGTCTAGTATACCCTTCTTGTGCTTCTTCACCTAGGTCTGTTATTCTTAAACTTTCTAAATTAAACTCTAGATCTACTTTACTGCCAACACCAGAACTTGATCTAGTTTTCATTAACTGTATTTGATATCTTCCACGTTCTCGCATTGCACGACTTGTAAATATACCAAACACATTATCAGCTGTATTAATTTTACTTAACCCACCTGCAATGTGACTATGATCAAACTCTACTTCTTCTACTGCTCCTCTATTTAACTGCGAAGCTGTAACAAATATAACATCTAATTCTTTTGCCAAGTTTCTTAATTCTTCTGATACGTATTTGTCTTTAACAAATAAATCATTTGGGCTAACTTTAGCACTCACAGGCATAATCAAATCTAAATAGTCAACACATAAAAAGTCTGTCTTCTTACCTGTCTGTACTTCTAGTTCTTTCAAGTATGCTCTAATGTCATTAACGTTTGATTGTGCTGGCATATATTTGATGTGTAGTTTACCCGACTTCTTACCAACTAACTTAACTTTCATTTCAACATCTTCAAGTTTCTTAAATATTTCTTTTGATGATGTGTTAGTCATCATACTATCAATACGCATTGCACACAGTCCTTCACTTAGCTCTAAGGATATGTACACACCGTTAAGTCCTTGCTGACTCCAATTTACTGACAAGTTCTGCATAACCAAACTCTTACCTGATCCTGATCCACCAGCAAATATCTGTAGCTCACCTCTGTTAAATCCACCATACAATGGTCTATCTAACATTGGCCAACCTGTTGATACTTGTCCGTTTTTACTTTTAAGTAATTCTAATCTACCTTTAGGATCATCAAAGTAATCTGTACCCATGTCTTTAGTTAAACTAATCTGCACTGCTTCTTTGATTAGTTTTTCTACTGGGTTGTAATTACCTTTTTCTAATAAGTCTGCACTCTTAAGAATAGCACGTTCTAGTTCTTGACGTCTAGTAAAGCCTTCAAACTCTTCAAAGAACCAACCATAATGCTCTTCAGTTAAGTCAGGCACATGTTGCATCTGCACATTTGTAACTGCTTTTACTTGTTCAAGTGTAGGAATGCTTTTATGATTCTCTATATGTTCTTTAATGAACTCAGCTACACTTTGTAAACTACGATCAAAGTTTTCTGGATTATAAATGTTCTGCACACGCACATAGCTTTCAGCGTCCTGGAGCATCATCTCCAAAAACAGTTTTTGCATTTCTAATGTGTATTCTTTATTGTTTTCTTTTGCCATATGTTTAATTATACGTTATTTGACTTTTTTAACAAGTTTTCTTTTTGCCAATTCAATTTTAATTTTACTAGTTTCTCTAGTGTTCATAATAGTTATCAATGTACCTAATTTACCATAATGTTTTACAGCATCATTTACATCTTTAATATGTTCAGGCCAGTCTGGAATACTTACTGCCCATCCTAGTTCAACAGCACGATCAATTAGTTTTAGCCCAGCTTCATCTTGATCTGGCACTACTGTTATTTGTTTGTGTTGCTGTTTTATAATCTGTGCTTGTTTGTCATTGACTGTGTTGTGCAAAACTGCTACTGCGTTAATACTCAACGCATCAAACAATCCTTCTACTACAATTAACTGTGTCCAGTGTTCTTGTTGTAGATCAAGACCAAACACATAACCTGGTTGTTGCTCATTGATAAACTTTGGAGTACGATTATCTAAGTATCGACCAGACCATCCTACTACATCACCTTCGTAAGTATACGGAACTACAATACGTTTTGCGTTACGACCTTTTTCATCAGGACTTATCATGTAGGGATAATCTTGCCAATCAATCTTTCTATCACGCAGGTATTCTATAAATGTATTATCACTAGTTTCTAACAAGCGTAGCTCTTTAGGTAATTCTTTGTGTTCAAATGTAACCTTAACTTCTACACGCTTTCTTGTTTCTACTAGCTCTGCTAGATCCTTGTGTTTTAGACTTTCTAAGTTTATACCTGATATTGTATTTTGATCTAAGCCCATCCAACCTAACAGCTTACGTGCTTTATAGCTCAATGTACGTCCTAGTTTAAAACTTGCTTTGTATCCACAATTGAAACAGTGATATGACCAATCATCGCCGTTTTGTTTAATGCCCCCACGCTGTCTTTTATCTTGATTCTCACCATTATGTGTACAACAGACAGCATTAAAACTTACCCAACCAGAGGCAGTTCTTTTATGCTTACTAGGAATAACAGTCGTAATATCTAACATTAAGTTAGTATAACATCATTTATTTTGGATAACAACTCTTTTGATACGATAGAATGCCCAAGTTCATTTGGATGATTTCCTGGTGCGTGTATTTGATTAACGTCTGGTCTGTCTAACAGTGTTCCTTGCATATTCTGATCAGGCCATAACAGTGTATCACAGCCATTGATCACAGTTTCTGGTTCATATAAGTTAAATTGTACTAGTGGAATGTTTTTAATTTTAGCTAAGCCGTCAAACAAATAAACTGCCTGTTGATAGTTATACTGTGATAATTTATCGTCTTCACTATAAGCGACATAGTGTTTGCCAAACTTTTGCCATTCAGGACTGATACTGTCGCTACCAAAGTTTATCCAAGTAGAATGTATAAACTTATTCCATTCAGGATCATCTCCCATATGTTCATGTTCTGGATTATACCAAGTTTGTCTATTAGGTGATGTTAGTCCAATAACACAGAGTGTATCGGTCCAATCTCTATTTTCTAAAAACCAAAGGAAAGTCCAAATTGCAGACTGCAGACTACCACCTGGGTGACCAAAATTTTCATAAGGTACACCAAGTTCTTTTGCAATTAGGCCTGAGAAGCAATGACTGAGTCTATAATCATTATTGTAGTGATCACAACACTCCCACTCTGGATGAGCAGGGTCAATTAATTCATCTCCATATACCCAACTATCACCAAATACTGCTAGTTGTTTTATATTCAATTTATCTTATTTTTATACTTGCTACTGAACCCGAAGTTTCTGTAATGTTTAATCTTAAGTACGGATGAAATCCATTGATATTTATATAGCCTGTGTCTGAGCTTGAAGATAATGATACTGCTGACTCAACATCATACCATTGACCTGAATCGTCAACAGCACCCTCTACCTGTAAACTACCTGTAAATGCAGTAGGTGTATATTGAAGTGTTATCAAGCCTTGATCGTTGCCGTTCCAGGTACTTGAATTGTATGTTGTATCGTCACCGTGATCTGGAATAGTAACTGCACGGCTTGCAGTGTGTTTTGGTAATACTGAATCTAATATTTGACAAGTACCGCGGGCATTGGCATCGTCATCAACAAATGTTGGATCATAAGTAGAACTTGATGTTAATTTACGTTCTAAACTGTATTGTGCATTCTGTGTTGATACTGTATCGAGCTCAGCTTCTGTTATAGTAACTTTGGCTTTACCTTTAACTGCGTCAAGCATTTCTAAATCTTTAGCCAGGATAAGTTCTTCACCCTCTCTATCAATTAATCTAAATGTTACAGTTGTATCTGTTAAATTTACAGCCTTTTGATCCTGGTTTTGAAATCTAAAAGTTAAGACTGTGTCTGTTCCTTTATGTAGTTTTAAATCTTTTGCGTACACGGGTGCCCACCTCACTTGAGTTATTTCGCTATTGGTATAATCGTTTAATATTACCAATTGATTCTGTTGATATAAATAGACTTGAGTATTATACATTGTACGTATATTTATCGTAAACTATTAATTAATTTTATGTCAAGCGACTTTTTTAAACAGCTATCAGAGAAGTATCCATTTATCACTGTTGTGATGTACGGTCGTGCCGAATATGTAGGCATAGTACAGAACCGTGATCAAATAGTAACTACTATGTATGACTTTGGTCGTATAGTAGATCTGGATCTTAAACAAACATTTTTACAACTTGCAGAAACTTGGTGGTGGGAATCAAACAGAAGTATTCCAATCAACATATTCTTACGTGAAGAATGGGCTCAGTTTAAACCTTATTTGCAAACATTTATTAATAAAGATTTAGAAATACTATACGGACCTGCTACATCATTAAATGAACTTGCTAAGAAACGTACTAAGAAAAAATCAATTACACTAGTACGCAGAATGTAATTAAATATCTCCACCCAAATCACTAAACCACTGTTCTAATTCTTGCCTTGTAGTCCAATAATATTCATCGTATTGTTTCCAAAAAACATCTTGATTATGTCTACGTTCGGGTCTAGTATCTATATCCCATTGATGTAGTCCGTACTCTTTTTGTATTTTGATTTGCTCTATGCAACCTTTGAGTCTGTCTTGCCAATCTTCTCTTGTAGTCCACTCCCATTTAGGAACTTCATATCCTAGCTTACGTAATTCTTCATAATGGTTAGCACTGCCTAGTGTAATCCAATTGTGATTAGCAATAATAGGCTTCCAGGTTTTTTCAGTAAAGAAACTATAACGGTGTAACACAGTTGACTCAGCTTGTAAGCTAAAGTAAGTGTCAAAGTATTGTTGTGTTATACATTCACCGGCGTCCCAACGTTGCCAATCTATTAAACTTTCAAATGTAATATCATTCTTTTCAAATTCCCTAGGTAGTCGTCTGCCCTCTGTGATATGAGTCCACAATGCTGTCTCTAATAAGCCTTCTTTCTCAAGTTGATTTATTAATTCTATTCTGTGTGTTCTTGGTCTGTTGTTTAGGAATAAGAAATCATAATCTCTTTCGTGCCTACTGTAAGCAATATGTTTGTTATGTTCGTTAACTTCAGCAGTTTTATACATCATATAATTTGTATTAAAATTATTGATTGTCTCTGGTAGCTCGCCAGAAGAGATCGTTGCGTAGCGACCTTCTAAGGCACCTTTAAGTAGTCCTTGGTTGTCTAACATACGCATAAATGTATCGCCACCTTCAACTAGATTTTCTAATATAATGGTAGCATTTGATTGTTTGATGTAATCTAAAAAGTACGTGTCTTCATACTTGATTGGAATTATTTGTATTGTATTGTCAGGCAGTGTTTTGAGATATTCTACTGAGTAGTATCTTTCTTCACGGATGTCACAGACATCACGTATTGTGCTATCCTTGTGTACGTAGACTTTCATTGACTAGATTCATATGCAACGCAACCAATACAGCATAACTGACTGCATGTGCTTTTTTAAAATAGTAACTACCGTCATCTGGTACTGTCCAAATGTCTTTACTGATTTCGTTCCAGTCTTTACCTAACAAGTGTCTTTTGCCAGGACGTATTAGTGCTAAGAACATAGCCATTCTTGGAATTGAATTTACTTCCATATCTTTAATCAAATCATAATGATTACCAATATGTATAATCTTTTCTACAAAGTCCTTATCTTTTAATAATCCCCAATCAGGTTCTTGTGCTAACAATTGATCATACTGTGTTTGATCTTTAATTAACTTGTAAACATTAACATTAAGAAAGTCAATTTTAACATATCCTCGTTCAGTTGCTGTTTCATAGTCTATACTTGCACAGTCATTGATTGGATCATAGGGAACTTCTGTTACATACACACCAGAGTTATGTTTACGCACACCATCTTTGTGTTCTTGTCGTGCAGACACATGTTTGATATGTTTTAATATATCTTCTCTATCTGCAAAATCTATATCTATGTCTGCATCAAACTTCATTACCAACCTGCCTGTTTTAACATTTCTTTAACATACTCTGTATCACCTGGATAGTCTTTTAGTTTTTTAGCCCATCGTTCTGGATCAATAAATTCATATACTATCTCTAACTGCTCTTGGCTTAGATTTTCTAAAAATTCATGCCCCGAATCACAATTAAAAATAGTCCATCCTGTTACACGACCTGTTGTAATAAAATGACATATCTTATTTGAATTACCGTAACGTAAAAAGTCGTCTGTTGGATTAGTTGTATCATATGCCCAGGCAACTCCTGTTTCTAATGCACGAGCCATTGCATCTGTTGCTGGTTCTCTATATACCCAGTCACCTAAGAATTCTGCATACAGTTTATCACTGCCCCAATGATCAATACGTTTGTTATTTTTTAATAACCAATCAGCAAAACGTTCTGCATTAACTACTCTTGCATTAACACAATAGTGACCAAACTTGATAAATGCTTTATAGTATGCTGATGTTGCAAAGTCATCAAACGTTTTTTGCTTTGCTGAACCTTGTGTCATTTCATAAAAGCGTAGAAAGTTAGTAAAGCCTATACGACTTGCTGGTGAATCTTTGTCTTGAAAACGTTTCTTTTGTTCACAGACGTGGACGCTTAGAGTATTCTCTCTAGCAAATTCTCGCTCACAAAACTTACACTTATAAGTCTGCTTTAATTCGTTTGTCGTCCCAGCCATGTTCTTTTGCCAACTCTTTAAGTTCTTTTGGTTTTAATAATGATAACAGTAAGTCCATTTCATCTGATTTCATGTTAGGATATAGTTCACTAACAAATTTCCTTACTTTACTTGATGGTGCTTTGCCTTCTTTCTTTTTAGCCGCTAACCAATAGTGAAACTGTTTGCCCATACTTGGACTAACTGCTGTACACATTAACCATTGTAGTTTTGTATGTTTGTTTAAATCAAAGAAGTGCTTGTTGACATACTTATTAGTTGCCATTAAATAGTATGCTTGTAGATCTCCGTTACCACCTACACTTGCACCATAACGCAACATCAAATATGTTGAAAACTTTTTCTTTTGTTCATCAGTAAATTTATCATAGTAGTCTCTGTCTTTACGATCAAAGGCCGCCATTTCATTACCAATGTATAGTGGATCCGTATTTGCCATTACACTACCATATGATATTGTACAACTTCACAGTTACGTGAAATATCTTTTACAAAATATATACAGTCAGGTTCTTTTTCATCACCCAACGGTATGGTTAACATCTGCCCGTTCTTAAGTTTCGGACAGTACCAGTTAACATCATTATAGACATCTACAATCTCAATGTCAAGAAAGGTTCCTCTAAATCCTGTTAGTGGATTAAACTGAAACGCTTTAAATCCTCTGTCGTTGATTGCAGTCAATGGTAATACTTCTAAGTTTCCGCAGTCTGGTTCACCAATTAATATTTGCCAATCTACAGGCATCTTAATTTCATGCTCGCCTATACGCAATACTAATGCAGGTGAGTTGAATGATTCTAAAAAGATTAAAGGAATCCAATGATGATCAGGATTAGCCGGGTCTGAATTATCTAATACTGAAAAACGCATGTCTTCTACTTCTTCAGGTAGTGTGTCTAATTCATATCTAATGTTGTCTAGTGTTAATATTCTCATATAGTTATTATACTGTCCTCATTGATGATTGTCAACTTATCCTTGCCAATCTGTTTTTTCTATAGTAAATGGATAGTTTGCTTCTCGATAAAATTGTTTACGTTTAGTTAAATGTCTTTTAGCAAATTTGCATGTGGATGTTATATCCCAGATTTGAACAAAATCTTTATCTTCAGCTTTTCTGATACCTCTACCGATTGACTGGATAACTCTGACGAAGCTCTTGCCAGGCTCGACGAGGATGAGGTTGAAAATTCTAGGTATATTAATGCCCACAGCGGCCACGCCATAAGTAGCAATAATAACCTTACCGTCCATAGTTGCAATTTCGTCATATTCGTCTTTCCTTGCTTGTGCTTTAGTTGCACCTGATACAAAAACTGAGTCAGGTATCTGTTCACTAAGAGCTTTACCTGGTGCTATCCTATCTACCAGCACCAAAGTATTTCCACTTTCTTTAATTGTTTCAATTAAGCTAGCAACATATTTGACTCTCTTTTCTGTTTCTAACAAATATTTTAGTTCATCTTGATATGATTTGTATTCAACATGATCAACTAGCTGTACTACATTAACATGACATTGAGCTAATACACCCTCTTGTTGTAATTCATTTGCACTTAGTCTGCCTATAACATCACCTAGGCTACACTTTAAACTCATAAACTCATATTCTTCTTTTGGCACTGTGCCTGTTAGTCCCCAACGAATAGGTATTTCACTCATTGGGCCCGTTAGCAAAGTCCTTAACGCATCTGCTTTGGCCATGTGTACTTCATCTACCATGATGCAGACAACACCTTCAATAAACTCATCTATTGTGATGTCAATATCTTTAGCACGAGTTTTTTTCATCATGATGTTTAAGCTCTGCCAAGTACAAATAGTATGTGTCTTGCCAAACTCTTTACGATCGCCAAAGAACACTCCTACATCTAATCCCATATTGATATAGTCAGCTTCTGTTTGTGTAACTAACGATTTGTTTGGAACAATAACTATTGTACGTCCATGTGCTTCACACCTATGACTTAGCACTGCTGTGATTAATGTTTTGCCTGCACCTGTTGCTACTTCTTGTATGCACTGTGGATTTTCTAAAAACTTGTTAACCACTTCAACCTGATAGTCACGTAGCATTATTGGTTCGCCTTCAACAGGATGATTTGGAGGCCATACATAATCACTATAACTATCTTCTTGGACTCTTTCAAATCCATAATCAGTTGAATAGTCACGAATATCTTCTACTTCAATATTGTAGTGCTGTTCTTCTAGCACAGGAATAATGTCTGGAAGTAGATTAACAAATGAACTTCCACCGAGTTGAAAGAATCCAACTTTGCCGTCCCACCTACCTAATCTAACAGCAGGCATATAACGAGCACCAGGAACTTCATACTTAAATTTATTAGTCAGTGTTTTACGAGCATCAAGTTCTAGTCCTTCAATCTTGATGTTTACTTCATCACGTACTATGATTTTACAATTTCGCATATAGTTATTATATAGTATAAAAGGTGAAAGGCACACTAATTTGGTAATGTGCCTTTCGATAGTCAGTTAGAAAGATGTTAGGAGCGATACTAACTGACTAAAAACTAAGCCGCTCTGCGTTTCATACAAGTTACTTCGGCCATTGCTCTCCAGTTTGATTGTGACACTTTTCTAAGATCAGCAACCTTAAGTGCCATACGCAGACTTACTTCGTTTAACTTTTCACAGTTGTCTGTTAAGAAATCTAATATTTCTTCTTGCTGGTGTCCATTTAGATCATAGTCTTGAAACAGAGCACCTGTACCAGCAATTTGTTTAATACGCAATAGTTTATCACGCATTGTGTCTAGTGTAAGATCCAAGTAGTGACATCTTGATTGAACAGCCTGTAAGTGATCCTGTAACTTTTTACTTCTAATATTATCAAACTTAACATTAGTAATAAAAATTGCTGAACCTTTAAAATCAAATGTTTCAGGTACACCTTCATTGCGTAGTTTATATGAATCAGTGTTCCAACAAATTCTACGAGTCTTCTTTGAATCAAGTGCCGCTTTGATAATGTTTAGTGATAGTTCATCTTGTAAAACTGAATCACAATCATCAAACACCAGGACATTATCTTTTTCTTTGTAGTTAAAAAGTTTAGTATATAAACCAATAGCTGACATAGCACCTTTAACTACATCAAAAGGTTTAGGACGACTAGCTAGTTGAGTCATTAAACTAGCTTTTTCAAGTTGCTGTTCAACACCATATGACTTACCTACCCCTGGAGGGCCTACTACGATCATAGCTCTAACATCACCGTTGATGCAGGCTTTAGTCATATCGTCTAGAATATTGAATCTTTGTTGAATACGCTCAATGATTTGAGCATCTGTTTCTTTTTTAAATTTTATTGCTGTTGACATACTCGCTCCTTAATATGTTTATTTGCTTTCCTAACTTTATTATTATATGACCAACTGAATTAATTGTCAACCGTTTTTACCACTTTTTGTTTAATTAATTCATATATATCTTCTAGGTCTTGATCATCAACATTGATTCCTAACATAATCAATTGTCTCTGTAAATTGTTTATAGTGCTTATGGATAGGTCATCTACCTTTGCCCATACGTTTTGATCTGTATACTCCCGATAGTCCGTCACGTTACCACCAACTGCTGTAAAAGACTTTCATACCTTTGGATATTGCTTCTAAGGCATCTTTAACAAAGAACTTGTCGTTCTGCTTGTAAAAGTCATCAGCATCACCACCATAAAAGAAGCCAGTGGTATCAGGCAGTCTATTAAAGCAGACATCTTCAAACAGCTTGTCAAGATCAGCTTTAGTTAATTCAACTTCAACACAATTAAAAGATTCCTCAGTACCACCCTTAGCACGATATAACTTTTCCATCCACCCGTGTAAGTTAGGATGCTTTCTCCACTCAGCTAGCTTTGTAGGCTCTTGAGTTTTGTCTGCTGTTGGATCTATTGCATACGCTGTCATATCTAATCCCATTGTCTGCTCCTTTATCTTATTTGTTAACTACATTATAGCAATTTTGGATTTTTTGGTCAACCACTAAATTATACCTGCACCTTGAAGTACTAGATCTACTAACATAAAGCCAGCTAATATAAACATAGTAAACAAAAAGGCTGTAACTACTCCATTTATAAAATTTACCTGGCGAAACATTTTCTCTAAATTCTTTTTATCGTTGGGTGTTAACATATAATTCTCCTTGAGTTTATTTAAATTA